AGAAATTTACAATTTTGGAGAAAATACTAAATACGGAGAAAATGAAATAGTTGCTCCAATGAAAAAGATGCAAAGATCGGTTCCTCAAAATAAAGTTACATATAATATGCCAATTCATTTAAGTGCAATTGATACACAATCAGGCGTACAGTTTTTAATGAAAAATTCTGATACAATTCAAAAACAATTTGTTAAAGGGTTAAGACAGAATAAACCTATTAGAAGGGGAATCCAGAACGCCTATTAAGGAGTAAATCATGGCAGCAGGTGATCCATTTAATTTTGATGTCCATTCTATTGATCCTCATACTCCGCAATGGAATGTTTTAGCAACGGATTTTGAAGGATGGAAACGTAAGACAAGATTAAAATCAACTGATTCCATCCAAAGATGGACAGTAGAGGTGCGTGGAAGAACTAATTCAGAAAAGGACATAATCCTTGCTCATTGGAATGATAATAGTGGGCCATTAACTAATTTTCAATGGAATGTTCTTCCTATTATTTGGAATACTGGATATGGAACACAATTTCAGGTTCAATATGAAACAATGGAATATAGTAATCCAGATGGAATTGCAAATATTTGGGATTTTGTCATCACTTTTAGGGAGTGGTTATAATGCCAAAAGATATTGATTCTTCAGCTTTAAAATATTTTTATCAAAGTGGTATAACTGCTTTGACCGGATATAAATTTTCAATTGATGCTACAGATGATTATCGGTTTATTGCTAATACAGTTGATGTTGATGTTTTAACCGATCAATATACTGCTTTGGCAATAAAGCGTAATCCAATCAGATCTGAAGAAGGAACGATATTAAATGAATTGGAAATAGGATTGGATAATGTTGATCTTGGTTTTAAAACTGCTATTATGTCCGGTAAGTATACTGGAAAATTAGTTAAAATATATCTTGTTTTTCCAGTTTGGAATGTTGTTGGTCGATGGGATGTCGGGGCTGAAGTTCTTTTATATTCAGGATGGACAGATGAACCAAAAGGTGATGAACATTGGGTAACAATAACTGTTAAGCCTTTTCCTTATCTTGATAAACAATATCCAAAAAGAATATATCAGACAGGATGTAATTGGACATTTTGTAATTCTGATACTTGTGGTTTGGATTTATCTAATTATACCACTAATGTTAATTTATCTTCTGCTTCTGATGGAATCACTTTAACTTGTTCACATGGACAGGCAGTAGATTATTTTGTTCCTGGATATGTTCAAATAAAAAGTGGATCATTATCAGGACAGGTTAGACCAGTTTTATCTAATACTACTGGAAATGTTGTAATGAGAATTCCATTTGATTCCGGTATTGATAGTGGAGTTAATGTAGATATAGTAAAATTGTGTGCTAAAAATTATGAAACCTGTGAAGATGATTTTAATAATTATTCTGAATATGGTGGTTATCCGTGGGTTCCCAAAGAACCGATATTATAAAAGAAAGAATTATTCAAAACGCAAAGAAATTTATCGGTACTCCTTTCAGACATTCCGGCAGATCAACATTAGGCATTGATTGTGCCGGATTGTTATATATGAGTTATCATAGAGCAGGTATTAATTTACCTAAAGGGGATGGTCAAAAATACACTGTTGCATGGTGGAAACAATCTAATGCTGAAGAACGATTATATAATGGTTTGGTTAATGCAGGTTTTAGACCTTTATCAGATGATGAATTAATGGATAAGGGTGATGTTCCATTATTTAAGTTATTCGGTAAAAATTATCCAGCACATCATAGTGGTATTATGATCGATGAAAATTATTTTATTCATGCAAGATGTGGATGGAAAATAAAAGATAAAAGAGTTGATTTTGATTGTCTTTATCCCAATTATAAAAAAAGATTAGCGTGGATTATGCGCTATAAGGATTTTTAATAAATGGATTGGATAACAAGCGGTCAGGGCATTGGTGCAATTGCAGGTGGTGTTATTGGAGGTATTGTAGGTGGTTTCCCTGGAGCTATGATAGGTATGGCTGTTGGTGGTCAACTTGGTTTATGGTTTGATCCACCTGATGCCCCTCCTCCTCCTGCAATGGGTGATTTGGATAAAAATTCATTTGTACGGTCTTCTCCAGTACCTTTAGCTTTTGGTCAATGTAAAGTTTATGGTGGGGTTGTTTGGATTGGTGATTATAGCTCTGATTATAATAATGAAGGATCAAGAAAAAATCCAGAGTGGAGTCCCACAATGGAAGTTGAATTTGCAGTTATCCATTGTGAAGGAATAGTTGATGATTTTTTACAATATTATATTAATGATAATCTTGCTGAAGAAATGGAGGAGCAAGGTTATCATGCATCTTTTACTTCTTATTTAGGTACAGCAGGCCAATCAATTAATCCTTCTATAAGTTCTCATCAAGCAAGCCGATCAATTGGAGCAATAAATTTTAAATATTCTGCTTATACAGTGGTCGATTTATTTGTAGACGGAACTGTTTTGCAAAAATTACCTTCTATAGCTGCTGAGATAGAAGCTTTTAATATGGAATCTGGAGAAGAAGATGCTAATCCAATTCGTGCCTGTTATAATTTTATGACTAATACGAGATGGGGTATGGGGTTAGATACATCTTTATTTAATGGTGATCCAGATTCCGCAGGAAGTCCTTGGGAAACAGCATCAGATTTTTGTGATGTATCAGTTCAATTTATTGATTGGGATGATTCAGTAACTAATGAAGCACGTTTTAGATATTCAAATGTTTTTGATGCAAGAGCAAGAGCAATTGATATTATCACAGATATGATGCTTACTTGCAGAGGAATTATTAGAATAAAACAAGGAAAGATTGAACCTTTAATTGAAAATGCCAATGAAGAACCTGAAGCATATTTTGCTGATCAAAGAAAAAGTCAATTTACCGCAGGAGGATCAAGTACAGTAAATAGACTTTATGCTGATTTTTCAGCTTATCCAGATATATACTGGTTTGGTGATGAAGGTAAAATAACTATATCAGGAACAGAATATAGATTTATAGTTAAAGATCAAACCTCAACTTATATTGATTTATTTGAAGATCTTTCTGTATCACCGAATGCCAGTGATCCATTTGAAATAGTAAAAGATAATATTAAAGAAGGATCATTTAATTTTGCACAAGTTGCTGATTCGGATACTCCGAGTAGAATTAGAGTTGAATATATATTAAGAAAAGTAAAAGATGATAATGATAATTTTGAAAATTTATATGTTTGGGATGCTGTAGAAAAAGATGTTGAGCAATACTATATTGATGATACCCAAGATATAAATTTAAAAACGGTGAGATTAGGAGGAATAAAACGAAAATCTCAGGCAATGAGAATGAATCAATTTTTTTGTGATTCTGCTTTATATGCAAAAAACAAATGTTCCTTTATTACCGGACTTCAAGGATATTATCATGCCATTGGTGATATTATTGGTGTAAGTCATGCTCAAACAGGATGGGATAAAAAATGGTTTAGAATTGTATCAATGGAAGAAAAAGAAGATGATGAAATTTATTTTGATTGCATTGAATATAATCCTAATGTCTATGGTGATACCATTCCTAAAGTTTTGGCTAATCCAAATAACAATCCTCCAAGTCCTTATGTTCCTCCTGATTTGGTTGAACGTTTTAGTGTCGTTCAAGATCTAACTGAAAATAAACTTTATCTTTTATTTAAAAGACCAGCTAATAATAATTATTTTGTTGGAGCAAATATATATGTAAGTGTAGGTGGTGGTGATTGGGTATGGAAAAAAACGGCAGGATATGTCACTCCTTCAGTTAAATTGGCAGCAGGAATTAATGATAGTGTGACAGTCATACCTTATGATGATACTACTGCCTATGGTGGATTTCCGAGTTCTGGTTCATTTTGGATAGAAGATGAATTAATTACCTATACCAGTATTGATGATGTTAATTATGAATTTGAAGGATGTACCAGAGGGGCAAATGCTACTTCTCATACAATAGATAAATATTGTAAATTAAAACAAACAGGCACAGAATATCTTACCTTTGAAGATTCGGAAATTGGTCAATCGTGGGAAATAAAAGCAGTTTCAGTAACAATATATAATTTGAGAGCAGATTTTAATACTTCTCCAACAGATACGGTTGTTTTATCATGAGTAATTTAGATATAGAAAAAGCATCAAAAGATAAACAAGCACGTAAACAATTAATTGCTTCTGGAGTAGGAGCTTTAATTGGTGGTATGGTCGGTGGTTATCCAGGTATGCAGATTGGAATGGCATTGGGAGGTTATTTATTTAAACCCGATGATCCAAATAAAAAAGATTATTCCAATGATGATATTAAATACTATGGTAGATCAAGGATTGAGCCAGTACCCGATGTTATTGGTACAGATATATGTCCTGGTAAGGTAATTTATTTTAATAAGGATACTTTTGGAGTTTATGAATCTCATGATTTACCTAACATGCAATCAGAAGTTTATCCTTATGTTGAAAGTCCTGATGAAGCTGCTTGGAAAGAATTTATTAATATGTTAGGAGAGAATAAAACGTGTTTTTGGGCTGAATTTGCTGTTAATTTTGCAGGACAATATCATCGAAATGATTTTTATGGTAAACATCATATGGGG